AGTGTCCTACGCATTTTGAACACGGCGTATATTTTTTTACTATTTAGAAGACATTATAAACTTGGTGAAGTTGCAGTTCTTCCATAAGAATCCCTAATTAAGTTCATTTTTGTATAAGTTGCTTGGGGAGTTACATGATAACAAATATCAGATATTAAATATAATCCACTTATTTCTTTATCTATTTGGGGATTAGCATTATTTTGCTCAGGAAAATCACAATAAATTAAATCACCAGCTCTATGACTAGAATCTCCAGCAATTGTTATAGTTACCATTAATGTAAAAATTTGATTGTATCTCATAGGAGATTGCATAATAAGATCAGATGCTTTGTAATTTTCTTTGGTTTGACTTTTTAATTGATCATCTGAAGTTTTTCCATTAGGCATTACTCCAACATCCAATTTTTTATAAAAAACTCTACTTTCTGGAGAAAATACAGAATTTAATTTTGGTATTTCTTTACCACCCAATACTTTTTGTTCATCATTTTTCAAAGTTTTTGTGCTATCAAATTTATCTGCATATGGATCAAATGTTTGCAATTTACTTCCATAAGCACCCATCATCAATCTTTGTTTAACATCAATTGTTTTATCGGCATGATATTCCAATATTTTTCCATCATAACCTTTTGGTAATCCAGTAGTTAAGTTGTAAATATATGATCTATATTTTCTAGAAGTATCAAATAATTTATCTATTGATTTAATATTATATCCATTATATGTTTCAAAAAAGAAATATCCTGCAGATTTTTTTTCTCCAACAGGAATACATTTTTTTGATAATTCAGTACATAATCTAAATGGTTTTTTACCATCCCCATTAAAATTAGGAGCATTTTCAGTTTCATCAATATCAATTTTTTTAGAAGTTTTAAGTTTTGATATTAATATTTTTTTAATTGATTCAGATAATCTTCCAGTATATCCATCATAAATTAAAGTATTTTCATTTACAAATGCTTCTTTTGGTGCAAGATCTAATGTAAATATAGTATTTGAAGTATGAGAAAATACATTTCGTATTTTACTTATATAAAGTTCAGTAAATTTTAACTTATTACCAAAATTATCTTCAAATATTATTTCAACTTTTTCAGAACCTACCAGTTTTAATTCCTGAAAAGATCCTTCAATATCAGCAAGAACTAAAGTAAGATGTATATGATTTTCTAGAATACTTTCATAATAATCTGCTAGAACAATACTTTGCCTCATTTCTTTAGATTTACCTTCATGTGGGTAAATAAGAAACTTTTCAATTTTTGATGAATTTTGAGCTTGACCTAATGTTGTCATGCTAGTGCAGCCTCTATCCTATTATCTATATTTAAATCACTAACAGGTATATAATTCTGCCCAGATCCACCAGAACTCATTGATGGTTTATGAACTTCCTTTTCAATCGGGAGGATAACCATAGTATATCCAGATTGCTCATATCCAGCATATGTTTTTAAAATACTTGCAACATCATATTTTGTTTTTGCATAGTTCAATCTTGCTAATAATCCAGGTTTTGTCTGTTCTATTGCTGCAGTAGTATTGGCATCAAAAATAAATTCTCTACCCCTTTCACCAGCAAGAATTCTCGTTGGTTTGGAAATAAATCCACCTTTAGCAAAAGCAACGTGAACGTGATTATAATGTTGCTTATTAGTTGATTCACCCCAATGATACAATCCAACTTTTTTACCATCCGCAATACCATATCCCAATGGTGTGTAAATTAATTGTTCTAACTTTGATCCATATTTTGAAACCATCTCCTTGGCATATGCTAATTGTTGTGGAGTTCCATTACCAACGCTATCATTAGAAAAATCCATTGCTCTGCCTGCTCCATGTAATCCACTTCTACGTGTTCCATCACTATTATACATAGAACTTGTCATTTGAAGTCCCATACTTGAAGCAAGTTGCTGTGCTACAGAAAGATTTCCTGACATAGTTCCTAAAGGACTATTTCCTGGTGGACCTTGGCCCTGTTTCATTCCCTGCCTTTGCCATGTTGCCATTATACTTTCCATTCTAGCAACATCTCTAGGAACATCATTACCTCTTTCCCAATTTATTAACCACCATTTAGCAGCATCCATCGGAGATGAAAAATTTTGTTGAGAATATGCAGCATATCCACCAGAAGTAGTATCTTTTTCTTGCAGTGCATAATCAAGTTGTTTTTTCCAATTTGTTTTCCAATCTGGACCAACAAATTTTGTCATGTTATTAAATCTTCCACCATTCCATTGGAATAACCCACCTGATGGTAATCCATTAACATCAATAATTTGAACTCCAGGTCTAAATCCACTTTCTCTAGCAAGATTTAACACTAATCCCATTGCATGATTTGGATCAGCACCTTTTGATATAAGATAATCATAATACTCTTTTGCATCACCCTGCAATCCAGTAACATCACCACCAGATGGCGTTCCACTGTCACCACCACTACCACTCAATGGTTTTTTTAGACTTTCAATCTTGAGAGAGTTCATAACTAATGTTGCTTGATTTTCAATTAACGTCGCAAACATAGATGCAACTGCTTGACCAATTTTTTCTCCAAAATTACCACCTCTTGTTGGTGAATTTGGGGGAACTACTCCACCATTTGCCATAGCAAGTATAGAATTTGCAACATCGTCTACAGTCATTTGAGTGCTATTATCGACCAATTGTTGCACTACAGAACCAAATGCTCTACCAAATTGTGAGTATAAACTTTTATTTGGTCTTTGCCCCATAGCAAGATCAACACCAACACCCATAAACTGCCCTAGAAAATTTGAATTTCCTTTTTTCAATATGCTTGATGTAGTTTTTAAAGATCTTAAAGAACTTACTTGATCTTTGTTATTTGGATCTACATCATTAAATATTCTTTTAATTTGAGTTTCTCCACCAATATCATTTCCAGGTTTTACTGGACCTACTTGTATTTTTGGTGGTTTTACTTGTGTTCTTTTTGGTAATGCAGATCTTCCAATAGCACCACCAACACTTTTTCCACCCCTAGAAACTTGACCTCCCTGGGCACGACCTTCAACACTCTCTGCAGTAGATCCAATAATCGTTTCATATAAACTAACTCCAATTTGATCACCAATTAATCCACCCAATATACCACCAATAGCAGCACCAGCAGATCCAGCAAGAATATTTCCAATAATTGGAACAACACTACCAGCAATTCCACCAATTGAACCTCCTATCCATGCACCTAATGCTTGACCAGCAGCAGCACCAACAGCACCTGCTGCTGCCTTACCAAGTGGTTCTTTAAATACTAAAGTTCTAATACCAAAATCAATTAGGGGACCAACAATAGGTATTTTTCCAGCAATTTTTGCACCAGTTTTTCCAAAAGTTTTAATTGCTAATCTATTGGCAACTTTACCAATTCCCCTTCTACCAATTGAACCTGCAGTTCTTCCTTCACCAGCTAAACCAGCAGAAGCTGCCTTTCTTTCAAATAAACCTCTTGGTTGAAATTTTCTCTTAACTTCTTTAAATGATTCTGCAGAATTTTTTCCACTTTTTCTCAGTTCTTCATAATATTGTGCTGCAGAATTTCCAAATTTTCTTTCTATAGTTTTTGCTTCTTTTCCTCTATCCAAATATTTTCTAAGTTTCTCATTTCGTTCTAAAGATGTTCCACCCGAAGATTTTCCACCTTTTGGAGTTTTACCCTTTTTGCCAGATCCAAAATCAGTTCCACCCATGGTGGACATTCCAGCAATAATAGCAAGATTAATGAAGGTATTTAATTTTCCAGAAAATTCGCCAAATGTTTTTTCAAATTTTTCTCCACCAATTGCTTTGCTGGCAGATTTTACTTTATCATATGCTTTATATCCAAGATCAACAAAAGTAATAAATTTATCCGCCATTCCACCAATAAAACTTTCCAGGAATTTTCCTGCTGGAGCAAGTTTTTTAGTTACCTCTAAAATTTGGGGAAGATATTTTAATAATTTAGTAAAAACAAATCCCAAAACAGTATTTGTAATGAAATTTTTGATAGTATCAAAAATTCCAAGTTTTGGTGCAGAAATTGTACCAATACCCTTACCCTTTATATTTTTTTTCTCTAAAGTATCTTCTACTTTTTTTCTTTTTGAATTTTCTAAATTTTTATTCCCAAGAGATAGATTTTTCTTTTGGATATCAATACTTTTTTTTAAAATATCTTCAATAGATATTACTTTTGATCTTATTACTATAAGATCATTTACTATAGATCCCTTACCAACAGTTTTTTTTGCTTCTGGTAAAGATGGAATTGGAGCAGTATTTTTATACTGAACACTTTTAACTGGTACTAAAAAATTCTCAGCTTTTAATTTTTTATTTGCTTGATTTTTTGCAGGAGGTAAAAGTTTTTTAGAATTTATTAACATTTTAAGTTACTCCAGCAATACCATAGATTTCAATATTATTTTTTCTATGAGCACTATTTCTATACGCAGTAAATTCGGGAACTTTTCTATTACTAGAAACAGTTGTCTGCCCACCTCCAGAACCAGTATTTTGAGATTTAATTGGTGGTAACGTAATCATTTTACCCATATTATTTGATGGTGGTTCTGGAATATACTTATTTGTTTTAATATCAGATGAAATATTAATGTTTTTATTTTGAAAATTATATGCAATATTTGGATCTTTTTTTGCCAAAGAAATAGAATTATCTACAAATTTTGGCATAAAAAATTGCATTTTTTGACCATTAAATTGATTGCCGCTCGTGTTTCCTTCAGACCTATTGCTTATAATATTATTAATATTTCCTCTGTAGGAAGACTTCCAATTTGATTTTGATGGTGTATTTTTGGAATTTGTTTTAGATTTCCCTATTCTATTATCCGAAAATGTTTTAAAATAATTTCCACTACTATTTGAAGTAGAGTAATTTCCCATACTAGGCATTTTAAACCGTGTAGGAGATATTTGTGGGTAATCTGCCTCCAAAGTCTTACCACCAACCATCCCACCGCCTGCTGCTAATTGAATATTATTATTCATTCTTGGTATGTTTGTTCCACCACCAGCTTTATTCAAACCCAAGAAGAAATTTGCACCAAATCTATCAACTGCTGGTTTTGAAATTACAACTTCCCCAGGTTGTGCTGCAATTAATTGGGTATCTTTTCCTGCACCACTAACTCTTACTCCAGTATCTCCAGTAATTGATCCACCAGAAGCAAATCCAATATCTCTTATTGGCGCTGATTTGCGTTGGGGAATTACTCCACCACCCCTAAACATATTAAAACCACGACTTTGGTTTTGTTCCAGCATCAATTGGTTAACCCCAGGACCTTTGCCAGTCTTTGCAGTTTCTTCTGGAGTTACAATAGTTTTATCAGTTTTTTTATTTTCATCTCTCGTACCCTTAACTTGCTGAGTACTTGCATAAGCACCAATGCCAGTGCCAACAGCTAATGCAGTTATTCCAGCAGTAACTGGATTTGCTGCTGCCCATGCAACAAGTTTTGGAATTGCAAATTTAGCAAGTCTAATAGTAAGTTTTGCAATTGACCCAATAATTGTTCGTATAAATTTTCCTAATGGAGTTGCAAATAAAAACCATGCTCCCAATAATGTTGGCCACCAATCTTTTATAAACCTAAACAAACTATGAACTTTATCTTTATTTTTCGGATCTCTAAGCCAATCAAGAAATCTAGTAACTTGTCTTCCTATAAATGTAAAGACAATAAATCTAATGATGCTATCAAGAATATTTTGAACTGGAGCAAATACTTGTTTTATTAAAGAAGTAACTTTTTTAAATTTTTCTAAACCAGTTTCAGTATTTTCTCTTGCTGCGTTTTCTTTATTTCTTCTTTGTCTTTCAGTATTTTTTTGAAGCAGTTTACTTTGTGAAGATAATAATTTTTCGATATTAATTACTGAATTTTTAATATCTTCAACAATTTTTCTAATTCCATCATTCTCCCCAGATCCAATAGATCCACTTATATCAGGGACACTAACTTTACTAGCAAGAAAAAATTGTTGTTTTGAAACTCTAATTGGACCAGTTACTCCAATATTATCAGAATTTATTTTTTTACTTTTTATTTTAAATCTACCAACTTTCCCCTTAACTCTTCGGTATTCATCCTGCAAGAGCATTTCCTCCTCTCTTGCAAATCCACCTTTACCCATACTAATTTGAACCAATCTTTCTTTTAAAAGACTTAAATATGTACCATAATCTATGTCAAAAACATCAGAAAGTCCAAGAAGTTTTAAAAGTCTTTCATCAATATTTTCTGCAACAAGGTCCTCCTCTCTTATACCCTCATACAATACCAAATTACCTGGTGTAGAAGAATTTGTTTTGGATGATGGGTCCTGAGATGGTGGTTTTTTTCCACCATCAGAGTTGGGAGGTTCTTTTGGATATTGTGCCTTTTTACCAGGGTTCTTTACATAATATTCCCACAAAAATAAAATATATTGATTATATAAATCAAAATCTTTTTGAGATTGTGGATTTTGAACACTTAGAATAGGTGCTGGATAATCTTTATCTGACGCTAAGTACGCTTTAATAAAAATATCTACAACTTTTTCTGCCTTTACACCATAAGTATTCTCGATCAAATACTTGTTCCTGTCAATTCGTTGAGCAAGTATTTTTTTATATGAACCAGTTCTACTTGCCACAATTGTAGATACTGGCCAAAATTTATCGATAAACTTTGGTTTATTAGCCATTTTGTTGCTGTTTAAGTTTTTCTTCTTCTAAGTGTGCTTTTAATAGAGCAACATAAATGTCCCTTTCCCATGGAATTAGATTTTCAATCTCTGTTAATGAGTATTTATGATACTGCATCAAAGAAAAATTTAATTTATAATAATTCTCCAAATCCATGTGGATTAGGGCTAGACGAAAAAACTGGAGAGACCTTCCAATACTACAGTACTCTTAATTTCGGTATTAGGATTAAAGACTTCAACTTCATGAGAAAGTTTTGGCATTGTCTCAAAAAATTCTTCAATTTTTTTGAATTGAGAAGAATTCATTTGATCTAAGAAATCAATAATTTCCTTTTTGGATACATCACTACTTGACCAGGCATCCTCTTCAGTATAAATTTTATCAATACAAGAAGCGACAAGATCAAACGATTGATCCATGTTGTTTGAGGAAAGATCAAAATTACTCTTAATAAACTGATCCAATGATGGATATTTCATTTCCATCATGATTGCATCATCAACTTTAATTTGATTAGTATGCTTATCATTTTTTTGTACTTTAATATCATCAATATTAATTGCTACTTTAACAGTAGTATCTTCATCATCTGGGCAAATAATATTAACTTCCAGTTCTTCTCCTACAGATTTACCTCTAATATTTAAAAACAAATATTCAATATCAAAAGTTGGTAAATTTTCTACTTTGATATTTTTAGTAATAATGCAATTTTTAATTACTGTTTTAATTGCTGTAGTAATTTGTTTTGCATCTTCACTTTCCAAAGCAAGTACAAGAAGTTTTTCTTCTTTTACTAAAAATGGTCTGTATTGTATCGGTTGTTCAGTTGAAGGTAATTCCAACTCATAAGTTGGTGTAGCAATTTTTGGTAAAGGCATAATGTCCTATAAAGTTCAGTGTGATTATTTAGAAGAGTTTATCAAGCGCGACTATTAAAATCATTTAATGTTTGATTGATATTATTATTTAATACAAAATTTCCAGAAGCACTAGCAGCGTCAGATGGAACACCTCCTGGATTAAAATTGGTACTATAATTACCAAATCCATATTTACTTAAATCTATCTTTTGATTATAAGCATCTGCAAAATTAATTGAAGAATCAAAGGACATTTTTTGACTAGCATCAACATAATATCTAGAATAACTAAAAGAAACTGTTACTTTTAATAAGTTAGAAGAATCATAAGATATTGGCATAGAATTAATACTTATAGGGAAAGCATCAATAAAATTATAAGCCAAAACATTCCCACTTTGATTGGGATAATCCCTTTCATATTTAAGTATTGATATTATAGTTTTATAATTCTTTGGGTAATTAACTCTAGAAGTAAACCAGTTTTCTTCCAAATCCAAAGCTTTTTGTTCTCCAGTAATATATCTCATCCAAAATTCAAAAAATTTAATTTGATCATATTGATGATTGACATAAAATGTAAAATCTGCTCTATCATCATATAATCTTCTATAAGCATTCTTTGTAGATACTCCCATAAAGTCATTTGTTACATCTACAGTTGCCAAGCTAGATCCTGGTAAAGATGCTTCTGCACAAGATAATTCAACCAATTCCAGATCATAATAAATCTCATTAGACTTCATATAATCCAATACGTCTGATGGAGGATTAATTTTGACGGCATAATGCGATGTTAAGGCGGGTCTCAAAATTCTTGAGACCATATCCTTCATTTGCACTTTTGTTGGTGAACTTTGTGGTTGGGACGCCATCTATAAATATTTGTACCTTTATATTATATGTAGTCAACTTATATGAGTGAAAGTATTAAAAGTAAGTACAAACCATCTCATCCAGAAAAATATAAAGGAAATCCAAATAATATCATATGCAGAAGTAGTTGGGAAAGAAAATTTTGCCATTGGTGCGATTCAAATTCCAATATTTTGGAGTGGGCAAGTGAAGAATTTTACATTTTATATCTCTCACCAATAGATAATAAAATACATCGATATTATCCAGATTTTATTGTAAAAATGAAAGATAAAAATGGAAAAATAAAAAATTATGTAATTGAAGTAAAACCAAAAAAACAAACTCTCCCACCACAAAAAAAATCAAGAATAACTAAAAGTTTTCTTTATGAAGCAAAGACTTATGAAGTAAACATGGCAAAATGGCGGGCTGCTGAAGAATGGTGTAAAGATAGATTGTTAGAATTTAAAGTTATTACTGAAGACGATTTAGGAATCAAATAATGGCAAAAAAAGAACTGGTTCCAAAAAACAGAATTAAGGATATAAAAAAGAAAATAAAAAATATTGCTGATGCAGAAGATATAATGCTTATAATCATGGATGAATTGAAAGATGTTGAATTTATACCAGAAGTTGGCAAATATTATACCTTTCTCTATGTCCCAAAAACTCCAAATATTAAATACGATCAACACCCATTAATTGCTTGCCTTGGTGTTGAAGAATGGGGATTTCGAGGATTAAATTATCATTGGCAGGGACAAAGAAATTATACTTGGGTAGAAGTTGTTGGCCAACTCCATATAGTGCATAATAACGAACTAAAAGATCTACTTTCAATACCTTATGCAAAATATCTTACTAAATAAATAAAACCTACAACATAAATGTCTCATACTCTACAAAAAATTGAGATAATTAATCCTCTTAAAGTTGAGGAGGGTTTCTGATGGCAGATGATAATATTCAAACTCTACAATATGTACTTTCCACAGGAAATGGTGGTCTTAGAGGGTTTCAAACCGAAGTAAATAAAAAAACTGGCGCATCTGTTACATATGAAACAACTAGACCATTTCAAAAAGATCCTGTATTGAGAAATGATCCAGTAACCAATCCTGATGGAACACAATCTTTTAAATCCAGGTTTATTGGAAATGCCTTGACAGCAAAATCTGAGGAGAAAATATTTTTACAGAAAGTTAATGAACAGTCTGATAATCAAAGGGCAGCATTTATTAATAAAAATTATACACCACAACAAAAAGATACTATTTTTAAAGGAGTACCCAAAGTTACAAGCGTTCCAGATCCAGCAACTCCAACAAATGGAGCAACACCAACCAACATATCAGTAAAAGATGCAAATTCATTTAATGTTGAATCTAAAATTGCCGCACCAGGAAATTTCGACAATTTAGTCTATCCTTTAGCATCAAAAACTTCCAAATCGTTTGATTATATAAAATTTACTGCGATGATATATGGAAATAGAGCAATTGCTGAAAATGCACTTACTTTTGGAGAAAGGCAGTTAACCAAAGCAGGTGGAAGTGTATCTTTACCTATTCAATCAGGAATTACTGATTCAAATGGTGTAGGATGGAATGAGCAATCTGTAAATTCTGCACAACTATTGGGAGCAGGAATTTCCGTCCAAGCACAAAATGGAGCTACAGATATAGTAGAAAGAATGACAAGTGAACTTCAAGCAAATCTTGCTGATAAAAAAGTTTCAAGTTCAATAAAATCCATGATGCAATTATATTTTGCAGGTCAAGCAGTTAATGCAAATATTGCAACTAAAATTACTGGTGCAATTGCAAACCCAAACTTAGAATTACTTTTTAATGGTCCACAATTAAGACCATTTACATTTAATTTTAAACTGTCACCAAGAGATCAAGATGAATCAACCGAAATTAAAAAAATACTTCGATTTTTTAAGGAAAATATGGCAGTTAGAAGAGGAGTTAAAGATTTATTCTTAAAATCCCCAAATGTTTTTGAAATTCAATATCTTTATAAAAAAACTACCCAACATAGTGGATTAAATTTATTTAAAACATGTGCTTTACAAAATTTTAGTGTTGATTATACTCCCGAAGGTTCCTATGCTACATTTTATGAGGATAAAGGAACTGGATCAATGGTTTCATATAATATAAGTCTTACATTTATGGAACTTGAACCAATATATGCTGATGATTATGCTAAGTACGATAAATCAGTCATAGGTTACTAATATGTCACTATATTTCAGAAACGTTCCAAATTTTGACTACGTAAGTAGATTATCAGATAAAAGAAATCTGGATGATTATATTCAAGTAAAAAATTTATTTAAGAGAGCAAAAATACGTGATGATATTTTTGGCAATCTACAATATTTTACAAAATATAATATTGTCGGTGATGAAAGACCAGATCAAGTTGCCCAAAAGTTTTATGATGATCCAACATTAGATTGGTTAATTTTATTAGCAAATAATATTTTACATGTATATGATGAATGGCCAAAACCCCAATCTGCTTTTTACAAACATTTGATAGAAAAATATGGTTCATATGAGAACTTATATGGTGGGATACATCACTACGAAACTACAGAAGTAAGATCATTATCAAATACTATAATCATTAACGGTGGATTAAAAGTTAACGAGGGATTTCATAAAGCACCAGAATATACAATTGAAATGGATTCTAATGTATCTCTTCCTACAGTAATTCCTGGAATTTTTGCCGAAGGAACTACTCAAATTACCAACACAAAAGTTTCTAGGTTAACACTCACCAATGCAGGACTTGGTTATACTTTTGCAACTGTGACAGTTGAAGAACCACCACCAGTAATTACTGCTACTGCAACAGCAAGTTTATCAGTTATTCCTGGAGAAAAAGAAATTACTTCAATAGTAACAATTGTAAATTCTGGAGAAGGTTACATAACTCAACCATCAGTAACTTTTTCGGATCCACCACCAACAATTCCTGCTACTGCTTTATCAACCATTGGTGTTGGTGGGTCAGTAACAGGAATAGTTATTAATAATCAAGGAGATGGATATACTTTCACTCCAACAGTATCTTTTTCTTATCCAGAAAATATTATTGGAAATGCAGTATATTTAAATTCTTCAACATTTACAATATCTACAAATTTTGAAGGATCTTATATTTCACCTGATGGAATATATTTTTATACAACTCACAGTACTGGTCAAGTTAGACAATATACATTATCAGTTGCTTGGGACATTACAACTGGAACATTTACTAGATCATTTTCATTAAATACTGGCATAACTTTTACTCAGGCCATTGGAGTAGAATTTAAACCAGATGGAACAAAAATGTATGTATGTGGAGATACCTCAACTGGTACAAAAATAGTAACATATAATTTATCAACTGCTTGGAATTTATCTACCGCCACATATTTAAATAATAAAACTACTGCTGTAAAATATGCCAGAATTAGATTTCAAGATAATGGAAAATTTGTATTTTTATTAGATGTAAATAACAATATTTACAAATATTCTGTTACTAGTGCTTGGAATATAACAACGCTTTCTTCATCAAGTATTCAAAGTAATAATTTAAAAAATGTATTAGTTTCACATTCACCAGGACTTAGTGGTAGCAATATTCGTTTCTATGGTCTAGGATTTAATGATACTGGAACAGAATTATATTGTGGAGATTTAGAAACAAGAAAATTATATGCATTTAAATTTGGAACTTCATGGGATTTAAATACATTATCATATCTTACTGAACTTGATGTATCTTCTCGTGACAATTCTCCAATGGATGGTTTTATAAATTCATCAAGAACAACACTTTTAATTACTGGATTTCAAAATAATAAAGTTTACCAATATAATATTAATCTATTACCATCAGCATATGCAGTTATAACTAATCAAAAATTAACAAATATTGTCATAACCAATTATGGTGGAGGATATGTAAGTGGTCCACAAGTAATTATTCAACCACCAATTCCATCAAGACCTGCTCTTGGTTATGCCATTCTTGATAGTGGTGGAGTTGGAGAAATCATAGTTACTGACAATGGTTATAATTACACTACTGCACCCACAGTTACAATTGAAGATCCTCCACAAGAAAGAACCGCAACGGTTGGAGCGAAAGTTAAAGATGGAATAATAATTGAGTTAATTCTTATAGATTCTGGAAATGGATATGTAAATCCTCCAGAATTATATTTCTCAAAACCAAACAATTTATATGAACCACAAAAAGATCAAGTATTTACAATATATGATCAAGAATGGAAATATAATGGATATAATTGGTATAGAAAATTAACTAACGGAACGCACTATTATGATGAAATTAAAGGTAGTATTGTAGAAATTTCTGGAATAGAATCTTCAATTCCAGTTACAAATTATGAATATGAACAGAAGAAGGAAGATGAGAAAAGAAGCATCTATGTATTAAAAGACAATTACCTTAGTTTTGTATTAAATGATATTGAAAATATCATGGAATATAAAAAAGGTTCTGAACAGTATGTGTCCAGAACCTTAAAGAGGGGTGATAACCCTAGATTTTACGAGTAATTAACTTTCAGCAAGTTTTTGAAAGTAACTCATAGCATCATCATCTTCCTCTTCTTGATAAGATGATGGTAAGGATGGTGTCACAGAAACTTCTGGAGTTGAAGAGCGACTTTCAAAATTGGGAGTATAAGTACCGCGAGCAGTATCTTCCTCTTCATCCTCATCAATTTGACGTGTTTGTGCTGGTTTTTGACCCAGAACATACTTCAGACGCTTCTCAAGTTCTTCATAAGTTTTGAACTGTGAAGGTTCAATCAATTCGGAAAGAGAATACTCCTTTTTCCATAATGCTTCCATTGCATCGTCATCATCAAGAAGAGGTTCTGGACGATCAAACTCGGACTTATCATAATTCCAATAACCATCAACCTTACGGATTTTCAGTTTGAAATTTGCACCTTGCCAGAAGTCAAAAGGATTAATGGGGGTTTCATCTTCAAATTCTGGTTGCATCGCTGCCATGATTTTATCAAAAATCTTTTTACCATACTTGAACAGAAAGACTTTGCCTTCATTTGCTGGATTGGCAGGATCCTTTACAACGTAAATATTGGAATGATAGGATAGTTTACGCTTCTGTTTACGAACAGTTTCTTTATCCTTGTCACTACCACTATTCCAAAGTTCTCGGTTGTACTCTGAAACAGGATCCTTTTGTCCAGTAGTGGTAAGAGAGTTCTCAATATACCAACCACCAGGACCTTGAAAACCATGGGAATACATTTTCACCCATGGGAGATCTTCATTTTCGGGGGCGGGAAGGAAACGAATAACTGCATAAACATTTCCAGTTTTATCCATCTCTGGTTTCCAGAGACGTTCATCAGCACCACCTGAAGTGGTACTCATTTTCTCCATTTCTTTAACCAATTTTTGAGTTAAAGAACCAAGAGAAGATTGTTTTTTAAGATCAGAAAAAGACATTAGATTACCTCGGATTTGTACGTATTTGGCCTTTGGGTGCCCTTTAGGGGCATCTGCGGTGGGCACAAACCTAATATAGTGCAGATGCCCGTTGTTGTCAAGAGTTTACTTCGAATCAAATTTATCGATTTGATCTTTCATTTTTTCAATAATTTTTTGCATATTAGAAAATATAACATTCATATCTACATTTGCAGGAAGTCCCATCATCGCTGCAGATTCAGAAATCTTTTCCTTCATCTTTTTTGCTTCTGGATCATCTGACAAAGAAAGACGAGTATAAAGAACTTTTTGTTTATCTAAAAGTCTTTGAAGAATTTCAACATGTTCCATTTTGCCCAAATGGTCCATTTTGTGGAATGTGAAGACGCTATTATATAAATCTTCCTGCAGTTCGGTAATTTCTGCCAACTCTGCTCGAACTACTTCGGAATTAAAAAAACTCATAAAACACACTCCTTTAAAATCTTTTTATATTTAAACATATCAATATTTAGAAACATATTATAATTTTTAATTTTCTTGCTCACAGTTTCCCACACTGGATCTAATAATTTTTTATCAAAATTTCTTCCATATAGAAATATTCTATCGTAAATTACCATAGTTTCTATACTAATATCACCACTCAAAAAATTCTTAAGTAGTGGTGGATGACCTTTAGAGCAGTCAAAAACTTCTTCTAAAGTATTGCCATCAAAAATTTTTTCAGTATCTTCTTTAAAAAAATAAGATAAAGAATCAACTCTTTTTTGCCAATTTTGATATGTTTCATCACCATTCCTTATGATGTCACCAATCCAAAGAATTTGAGGATCAAAAGACGAGACAAAATTAGATATAAAAAAGTTTTTTATTTGCTCATCATTTTTTTGTCTCGACAATTTTTCAAACCAAAACCTATCCTTCCTTTTATAAAAGGTTTGTAAACTTGCTCTACATTTCCCACAATGCTTATGATAATCGTAGTTATCTTTAGTAAAATGATTTTTTAAAGCAAGATACGTCTTATAGACATCAAAGGGGGTCATCTGTAACCTATAATATATTTAAAAAACTAATTTTGCTCTGGAAGTTCTCTTTAAAAAGTTAAGTTCGGTTGCATTATATTTAATTTTTTCTTTTAATGGTTTTGAAATAAGTTTGGGCACCGATTCCAAATCAATTTTATTTTTCTCACAAAAATGAATAATTGCATCGATATAATTCATTTCAGAATTAATCAATACAAGAGATTCGATTTCTTGTGCAAATTTGGTAGGGCAGAAAAATTTACTTTCTAAAACTTTTTCAAATTCTTCATCATTTTTTACAAAACCCTTAGTATCTTTTTTAATTTTTTTATCAGGTTCCATATCCTTCCAATTTGAATTTAACAAACTCTCTAATATATTGGACGAGAAGTTTGATGTACTTTTCTTTATCGTATTCTTCATAAACAACACATTCTCCATTTTCGCAAGACATAATGATAACAAGTTTTTTAACTGTAATTCCAGTCAATTCATAAAGCATACAAGCATATGCAACTGCTTGAACAAAATAATGTTCAATCCATTCTACAGGTTTCGGCTTCTTAGAAGTTTTAAAGTCAATTACTGATAGTTCTCCATTATATTCGGCAATACAGTCAACAGTACCAGCAATTCCAAGAACTTTGCTGTAAAGAGAACTTTCTAGTGCATGAATATTATTTATCTTATTTAATTCTGGTTTAGCAATTTTAAATAAAAAGTCTGATAAAGGTTGAACTTGAGGAAGTTCTGGAACATTGAGAAGATAATTCTCAGTTAAGGTATGCATATCAGTTCCACGACTGGTTGCTTGCCTAGTAATTTTATCAGCCTTTTCTTCGCCAATTCTTTTACGCCAATTCGCAAAAAATTCACGATTTTTATGACTAGTTACCGAAGTAATAGAAAATAATTTAAGAATTTCATCCTCATCAGGAACTTTATAATAGCGAACGCCATTTACAGTTTCCCTCTCCAATTTTGGGAGATCTAAATCAATGTGAGTAAACATCAAAGTCCAAGTCCAGTTTTTGCAATAATGTATTCTTTACATAGACCAGAACGAACAATGTCTTCGATACCGAATTCAATTATTTCGAATGATGGCATTACTTGAAGAATTCTCATGAAATCTATAATGCCATTACGTTCACTTGTTTTTACAAGATCAGTTTGACTAACATCACCGCAGAAACAAATTTTAGTATTCTCGCCTACACGAGTAATTATACTATCTAATTCATGAAAATTCAAGTTTTGGAATTCGTCAACGATGAGAATAGCATTATCTAGTGTTGTTCCTCTAATAAATGAGGTACTCCAAAAAGAGATAGTTCCTTGAGTTTTAAGATTGCCATAGAGCATTTCAAAATCAGAATCTGATGCCATTTGGAACATGTATTTTACCATGTTCTTGTATGGAATTTGATACAGTGATGATTTATCTTCATGATCTCCAGGAAGAAAACCAATCTCTCTTGTGGCTACAAGAGACCTAACAATATAAATTTTTTCGTAAGGCGTATTTTCATCTAAAACATCTCTAATTGCATTATAAAGTGTGATAAATGTTTTTCCTGTACCTGCAGTACCATAGGCAACTACATTTTTACCATCTTCATAATAATCAAACAATTTCCTCTGATTATCTGTTAGTGGATCAATCTCAAGTAGAAAATCCAAATTAATTGGTTTTTTTCTTTTAATTTGCTTAGCAGTCATACCAACACCAATAGGTTGATCTGGATTTCTTCTTTTTCTTGCCATAAGATTATATAAGATGTGAATATTTATTACCCACCAAGGTATAAAGTCCTGAGTGGATATCTTTGACTATTACCTAAAACACAATGCCACAAATATCTTGCGGCACCAATTGCAGTTCCTCCATCATGTGCAATTGGATCAATATAGAAATTAACATCTGGAAATTCTTCCAAATATTCATAATTATTTACACAGTTGAGAAAATATCCTCCAGATAAAACAATATTTTTAGTATTGCATAAATTTAAAATTTGACCTATCAAATTGATAGTATGCTTTTTGGTTTCTTCCTGCACTTTTTTTGCAATATCTGCTGCAGTTTGGTAATCAAATTTACATTTACCATCATTTGAATGTGGATTAAAATGCCCCACATTAGAATGTTTCAAATAACATTCTAATATTTTTTTATTGTCAGTAACCCAAACATCACATTCTTTATCATAGTTAAACCAATCACCATTATCAACTCTACTAGAATCTCCATATGATGCCATTCCCATTACCTTACCTGCCTCAGATGCAGTACTCATAGAAATAGTATTAAAAATCCAACCGCAACTTAATGATGGTGAAAATATGATATTATCTTTATGTTTTTCTGGAATTCCATTAAAATGTATTCTATTTTTAGTATAATGCTTTTTAATAAGATTGCATTTATTATTAGAAAAATAATACATACTTTCAACTTCTCTAAGACCAATATATTCATTATATTGAACTCCACCACCATCCAAAATCAATGCCGCAGATTCTTCAAATTCGGAAGAATAAAACGCATTTGCTGCGTGGTATAAATGATGCTCCAAATTAAAATGAAGTTGGTCATAAGTAATTCCAAGATCATTAAATCTGGATTTGATATATTCAATCATTACATCATCGGGATTAGGGTAATCCATATTTTTTCCAAATGTAGAAAAAATAACATGATCTACATGCTTAGTATATGAAATTACTTGTGTAAGAGAAGAGATTAAACTTTTTGTAGTAAATTCACTTTCCTTCAATCCACTCAATCTATCATCTTCCAAATAAAAGATAAGATCCCCATCCTTTAAAAGACAAATAGATGCGTGATGAGAAATATTAATTCCTAAAATATACATATCAATTTTTTACAATGATTAATTTATTCTCTTCTGGAACATACATATATTCTATCATAGATTGTTGCAAAGTTTCATATGCATCGTATATTGTTTGAACCAGTACCTTTCCACCCAAATTAAAAGAAGTGTTGAATAAAATAGGAACTTCAGTTTTTTCAAAAAAGCATTTTATCAAATTATAATAATGGCAATTTTGCTCTTCAGTGACTGTTTGAATTCTGCAAGTACCATCAACATGAATAATTCCAGGAATATATTTTTCTTTATCTTCCCAGGCATTCATAGCATACATCATAAAAGGAGATTCCTTCAATCCCCTCATATCAAACCAATCATTTGCATATTCCAATAATATAGTTCCCGCAAAAGGTCTATACCATTCCCTCTTCTTTACTTTATTAACAATATCTTTAGCATCAGGATTTCTTGGGTCGAATAAAATTGACCGATTTCCAAGTGCTCTTGGACCTCCTTCAGATTTACCCTGAAATATTGATACTATATTTTGCTCCAAAATTAAATCAATAATATCAGAATAAGTAACATTATAAAGTTCTTGCATAAAATATCAAATTTTTTTGACTAAGGATTTAGGTGCTTTTGCTGCTTTTCCAAGAACATCATTCCATCCTGGATGTTTCTTAATAAGTTGATCTTTCCATTCCCCAACTTCCCCAAAAGAGGCACATCCTTCTGACCAATCCCTATGCCACTCAGGATTATCTTTGTACCATTGAGTTATATCGTGAACACTCATTTCAATAACTTTCTGTTCCCCAGTCTCTTTATTAATGATCGGATAAATTGCCATAATATTTAATCAACTATAAAGTTATTTATTTGATAAGAAGGGATGGTTGATCCTGACACTCTGGACAATCCTCAGAACGATCCCAACCGAGCGCAGAAGAGATTGTGGGAAACTGGCATGTAAAGATGCACCGCACTGCCTCAGCGACCTCCATATGCTCCTTCTGGGTGCCGTGAGCACTTCTAAGGTCGATATAGTGCATCCATGACCTTAGAGATCCAGACATATAGAGACGGGTCTGTGTTGCCTGTGGGAGCACAAACCTAGCACATTCCTTTGCTACTCCCTGAGCAAGAAGAAGATTGTAAATATTCAAACTCTCTTCAAAATGCTTTTTAATCAACAAACTCATAGTTTCTTTTAGATCACTT